TTTGTTAACTCTTTTAATTCTTGTGGCATAACTCTAACGTTTAGATAACTTGGAAAGTAAACAAGATGCGTACTAATTAATCCACCGCCAAATGGTAATACATTTACTTTACTAAATCCTTGACTAGACTTCCAAGATGCTAGTTCATTTATGTAAGGTAAGTTTAGTAACTGTACTGCCGCCGCTATGTTTATTACTATGTTATTGCCTGACCTGTCTAGTATTTTTAAATGTTTTGCAATAGTATTCCATTCACTCGGATATCTAATATAATCATTTTTATCTCCGTATGCATCAATACTAAAATTAAATGTAACTTCTTTAAATTTGGACCAAAGCACAAATAGTTTTTCATTTAATTCAGTACCATTTGAATTATAACGTAGGCAACAATCTTTTGCATAACCTTCATCAACCATAAACTGTAATATGTTATAATGCTCAGGAATCATTAAAGGCTCACCACCTGCAAAATACAATTCTTTTATATGTTGTGCTTGATCTTTCATTGATTCTAAGAAACTACCTTTCTTATACCAAGTGTAGTCAAAATTTTCATTCCAACTTTGATCCCTTTTTAAATCTTCATTAGTATATTTAGGATATATCAATTTCCATTCTTTTATCCAACTTGAACTGTCGTGCGGTGAACACATTACACACTTTAAATTACATACATTTCCTAACCTTAAATCAAAATAAGGAATATTGACAGGTAATGAACCATCATCTTTTGTTTGCTCTACAATAGTGTCAATATCCAAACGTTCTTTCCATACTTCTGTTTCCCAATTACGTTTGCTTATAATTCCTTTTGACTCTTCATGAAAACATTTACGACAACTTGCAGGTATTTCACCATTCAACATTTGCAGTCTAGTTCTTCTCATATGTTCGCTATTCCATACCTGTTCAATAGTATGATCACGTAGGTTCATTGCAACACCATCTTGCTTTACTAATCCTGCTGTTTTATCATCTTCTTCACCTGCACCACTGGCATTAGCAGTACAACACACTCTAACATCGCCGTTAGGTCTTGTTGCTAAATGTATCCACGGTAAAGGGCAAAATGTTTTACTCATATTGTAAGTTCCGTAAAGCCTTTCTCTCTATCTAAATACTTAAATTCAACTTTTGTTGGTTTTAGTTCTTGAAGTAAGTCTAAAACACTCTGTGGTTCAAATGGTCCACACGTATAAACATCAAGTTGTACTAGTGCAGGGGTTGTTTCGTCCCATATATGCATGGCTATATGACTAGTTTCTATTATTGCAAAAGCAGTTAATCCTTTGTTACCTGGCATTTTAGAATAAGATGCAACAGGACCATACATTGCCTTCATTCCTATTGCTTTGATCATTCTTCTAAGGAATTTAACACTTTTAGTTTTATTAATGATAGGTTCTAAAACCTCTGCTCTAATAATAATATGTTTGTGTACAAGAACTTTATTCATATTCTTTTTTCTCCACAAACTGCTCATTCAGTTTATCAAAACTTCCACATTGTTTTGCACATTCTTTAAGTCCTGTGCTTGTCCAACAGCCTTTAATCTTGTTAAAATATCCGCTATCAAATATTTCAACAAACGACTGCTTATATAAATTAGGATATATTTTAATTTTTGTCATATAATCAATACGAGAATCAGACAATGTAGGTAGCCATTCTAAATCTAACCAACAACACGGAGCAACATTGCCATTAGCACTTACATATAGTTGAGTATCTTTTACTGCTTTACAAGTTATCTTTGGCATAAATTCGTTTTGAGCCTTTTTTGCTGGTGCTATCATTTCTAAACTTTTATTTGATGGATATAATGTATGAGTGATGTTATAATCGTCATCTATTACGTCAAACTTTCCTTGTTTAAATCTTGTTGTGTGTTTAAAATTAAAACCTTTGAATCCCATATCTCTACTTAATTGCTCACAACTTTCAAGTTGATGTTGATTATGCTGAAACACTAACATATCCCAACGTGCATCTCCTCCTGCTTCAATATATGTTTTTGCATTTTTCATTACGGTATTAAAATTAGTTGAAATTCTATACAAGGCATGGGTATCTTCTAATCCATCAATTCCAAATACTACTTTAACTTTCAAAGTAGCAAGTTCTTTCCACCAAGATTCTAATCTTGCACTTCCGTTTGTGTGCATTTGTAAAGTCATATGTGGATTAGTTTCACGTAAATATCTAAAAATTTCTAATGTGTCTTTAGCAATAATAGGATCTCCTAGATTACCACACATATTAAGATGATGTAGTTGTTTTACAAAATCACTTGGGAACCAATTTACAAAAGTTTCTAAACTTATCTCTGTTAAATCATATCCTTCAAGTAAAGGACCGCCATGAATTCTACGTGGACACATTGGACAACGTGCTTGACATTTAGTAGTTACTTCTAAATGTATAGATTTTATATCAGTTATATTATACATTACTTCTGATTAAACCTTTCTTGTGTTGCTAATATAGTATCTTGGTTAACATCTACATTTACAACAAGCCAATAACTATCTGTAAAACTATTATTAAACAAATAGTGCATTCTTAAAGTATCAATAAAATATAACCTACCTATTTCCCAATGTAATATTTTGTCTTCTAATACAAAATTAAATTGTGGTGGATTTACATTACGCAAAGGCATAATTAATCTAAAAACATCTGTTGGTTCGCCTGTATAATTCCAATCGCGATGTGGTGGAAAGAATCCACCTGGACCAAATTTTAAAAAGTGTGTTCTAAAATAATGTCCTTGCCAAGGTTTAAGTATTTCAGCAATCTGATCATTAAGCACAGGAGTAGGCTTGTTAAAATCTTTTTCCGCGTATTCTGTGCCATGCTCTTTATTGTATTCATACAGGCTGTCTAAGTCAATACCATTAAACGTACCGTCTGAACTTGTAACACTTAATCCCCAACGGTTAACATCTTTGCGTGGATTATATTTCTGCCATTCAAAAGTATCTATCCAATTAATAAGTTGATTAGGATCAGTAGTAACTTCTAACTCTATTTGTTTGCCAAACTGTGATAATTTATTATACTGATCCATTATTTTAATCCTATTATCATAAATCTTTTATATTTAGGTAATTCTAACTCTCCTGCATATTCTATTGTAGTTAAATTACTTTTACGTTTAAATTCATCTATACTTGCAACACAATTAATATGTTCTTTATGCTCATAGTAATTATTACTTTGTAACACAATTTTGGTGTTTTTAGGTATGTTGTTGAACCACTTCCTATATTGTTCATCAGTTAAATGTTCACAACTTGTATTGATTACAGCATAAGGATTGCTCATACCTAAATAATCGTATTCGCACATATCCATAGTTTCTGCAAAAAACTTACCATCCATTTCATAACGTTTGTTCATGCTACGTGCAAGTTCCTCACATTTAGGATCTATATCTACACTTACAAGTTTGCGTATTCCTAATTCACTGTTTAAAAGCATTGTAGATAAAATACCAAACCAGCCTCCAAATATAATAATATCTGCATTTTTAATCTTGGCCTTTTTGTTTAGTTTTTCAACTAACCATTCCTTAGACTGTAATTGTCCTCCCCAGAAACATTCTAGTAATCTGTCTCTATCATCGGTGCTTCTAATACCATCCATCCAGAACTTAATATCTTGAATATCTATTTTCATAATATTTTCTCCTTTGGTATTTTACTATCTGCACTACTTACGCAAGTTGGTGTTATGCATGGCATAGGCTTGTCAAACAGTTTGAAACCTTCAGTAAGTGTTCCTAGTGGTTGTTCGTGACAACTGTATGCACGTTTTACTTCATTGTTACGTATAATACAACTTTGATATCCACTATTGCAACTCCAACCTTTGAACTTGTTAAATCCAAACGCATTAAATCTTTCCGCTTGATCTAATTCGTATTTTATTCCTTCATCATCTTGTAATAGGATTTGGTTAATGTCTTGTTTACTCTCGGTTTGTAATATTTCTTTTTGGGCATCAGTATAACCACTAACGACAAAACTAGCGGTAGGATCAGACTGAGGCTTAAGAGTAACGTGAAGACCACGTTGAATGAATCGATTGCTTCTGGCATAATATTCCTCCCATTGTTCAGGTACCATAACTTGATTAATAGTTACAAGTACTCCTTCGTCTTGGAGATATAAAAGTTTATCTCCGAATTCTTTTTCGTTGGCAAATTCAGCATGGAAACTTGCTGTAATACTTCTTCTATCCATTACATGAGTTGCGTCTAACCAACGTTTCCACCATGCTTTACTAGGACTACAATTACTAGTCATGTGTATACTTAAATAAGGACTTTCATAATCTTCATAGTATTTTACTAAATCTAAAAACTTTTTATATGCAGTAGGTTCTCCCCCACTAAAACTAAAATGAAACTTGTCGAATCCGTTGGCCCTTGCTTGAGATTTGATTGTATTTATTGCGTTAGTATAAGTATCAAACTCTAGATAGTCGGGTTTATCTGTATTAGCATAGGGCCAACAATAGGAACATCTATAATTACAAAAACGTCCTATGATCCAACTGACAGAAAATAGGTTAGACTCAAGCATTGTTTTTTGCCCAAGTTTAACTATTCTATCAAATGGAATTTTTTGAAAATCGTTCATTCAGCCAATTCCAATCGTTTATTAGTGCTAAAGTGCTAGGCTCATTACTATGAGTATTCCCAAAGTTACGGCCATCCCTAGCACCAGCGATACAATAGTCTCCGAATGGTTTATCCATACCTGCTTCGCACCATGTATCAAGTCTTTTAATTGTTTCATCATCTTCTTGCCTATCAATGACTTTACTAGCAAGTTTTACACATTCTCTAAATCCACTTTTCCAACTGTTAAAAGGATCTGTATTGAATGCTGTGATATTACTAACTTGTTCCATAGGTTTAAATTTATCACTTATGCTTGTAGTCATATCAACTGTACCAGTATTCATTTTTAGTGTTAATGATCGAGGTAATAGTTTTACCCCACCATACCCATAAACTAAACCGTTTATAGGATTTTCGCAACGCCATACATGAACACAATCTAAATCATATTCACTTACTTCGTAATCAAACTTAAAGTCGTCTTTAATTACTGCATCACCGTCAACTACCCAAAACATTTTTGTAAAACATTTTTTAGCCGCGGCAACGTGAGCATTGTGAATTCCGTCTACCCCATGTACTCTTTTTGCCATAGGATAAGTTTCTTTTAACTTTGCATATACTTCATCTGCATTAGGTTCTTTGTAACTTATAAAAACAATATCATACATAAACTTCTAATTCTTCTGCTAATTCTTTTTGTATATGTCTATCTGCGTGACAGTTATCTGGAAATTTTTCGCTCTTATTCATAATATCAATAACAGCCTCATAATCTTCTACAATTTTTTTGAATTCAGAATCAGGTCCTTCTGGAATATCAGGTATATCTAAATCAGGACGTTGTCTTTTAAACATACGCAAACTGTCTGCGGCACTTTCTGTTAGATCTGGTCTACGTCTACGCACATTTTCTGCGGTACCCCAAGAACTTATTAAAGGAACTGGTCTTCCTATTATTTTATCCATCCAATTACGATGAGCATATTTTATAAAACTATACTGTGAAATATCTTCAGGCAGTTTACCCCAACCTTCAATAACTAGCCAAGGTATATGCGTTTCTTCATAAATTTTTTGTGCACCATCTAATGCAACTTTAAGTAAACTGTCATTAATTTCTTTTATAGTTTTAGCACCAGCAACAAAAGGTTCGCTTTGTTTATAATATTTTTCTAAATCAAAAAGTCCTGCTTCGTCTGGCCATAAACTTCTTTTTAAATCTCTACAAGGTTCTGTAAGCATCCAAATAATTAAATCAGGATTATAAAATACAGGACTAGTAAAACAAGGTGCTAACCCTAGTGCTTCTTCTACTTTAAATATTGCTTCAAAATTACCTGCACCACCAAATGCATAATTTACTGTGCAGTGGCCTGCTTTATCTAAATGATATCCAAAGCCGGGCCATACAACTTGAAAGGGTTTAGGAAAATCGCCTTCTAAGTATTTTTCTTTATTCCATGGACGGAATACTTCTGGGTCATTATTGTTAGCAACTCCAGGTCCTGGAATAATTGTACCCCACTCTCCTAATGCGTTACTATCGCCAACTATTAATATTTTACTCATCTTGTATTACCGTAATGTTTTACCTCTACATCTTTTGATTTAAATTTTCTCCACGGATCAACAACAACACTATCGCTGTTTAATTTACAATACAGTTTCTCATGTGCAAGTAAAACTACTGCACTATAAGGTCCTGGATCAGGAAATACTAAAGGATCTACTTTCATTGGTGGATAACCTAGTTCGTTGCAATAGTGTCCTACTAACAAACTGTAACTTCCGTCTATGTATGGCACATCTGGTTTGTATGCAACACCGTTTAGTAATATAGGTAATTCTTTCTCCTCCGCTATTTTAACCAAATACTTTGCAAGGTTTTTTGCTTGTACTTCTCTAGCATTCATTATAGCATCAAATATATCATATTGCAAATCCAATTTCTCTGCCATATATCTTAATGCAATATTATCTCGTGGGTGACAAGCACCGCCATCGCCCATTCCTGCTTTTAGATACATTGGACTTACGATTCTTTTCTCACAGGCTTTAAGTGCATCAGTTACTACATCTACATCTATATTACCTTGACGTTCTGCAACGTCTTGTATCATGTTTACTAATCCTATTTTTGTGCTAATGAAAGTATTATAAAAAACTTTAATACATTCGCATTCGTCCCAAGTTCCTATCTGATAACTAGGTTTGTTTTCCATAATTGACACATAAAATTCTTTTAACTGTTTTGCGTCACCTGTTTCAGTTCCATCTTGTGTACCTATCATTACTATATCTGGATTTACCATATCCCAAGCAACAGTCCCCATAGCAATCAAATAAGGGTTATAAACAAATCTTGTATTTGTTACTAGTGGTACAAATTCTCTACGTGTAGTTCCAGGAAGTACAGTTGATATTAATACTAGCAGTTGATCTTTATTCATGTGCAGGTTTGCTTCACGTAATACATCAACAACTATATCATAAGAAAAATCTTTAGGCTCTAAATGTGCTGTTGGTTGTCTTCCGTCATAGTCAGGATGATGCGGAGTTGGTACTGCTACAAAAACTATTTCTCTATCTTGTACTGCTTCTTTAATTGTTTCTTTGACCGAAATTAAATCACTTGTAACTTCTGCTACGTCATAACCTGTAACGTCATGACCTTTCTGAGCAACTACTTCAGCACAAGGTAAACCTAGTTTACCTAATCCAATAAATGATATCTTCACCTTATTCTCCGACTATTATATACGCATATAAATACTATGTATTTATTGGGATAAGCATTCATGAATTTTGTAAAAGGATTTTTGTTAAAAAACGAGTGGGTTTCTGCTCCATTTAGTACCTGTTCTTCAGTAAAATTACGTGAAGCATTTACCAAAAATCAAACCAAAACTGACGATATTACAATATATCAAGTATTGATAAAATATCCTAAATGGGAAAAGGATACAAATATTTTTGGATGGATGGATCACAGAAGTAGAAAAGAATTCAAGAAAAACCCAAAATCTTTTTTCATCTTTGACGCTAGTACAGAAGGATTCAGTACACTTAAAAGAGAACCTTTCTTTGACATCCTATATTGGAACTGCAGAAATTATAAAATTGATCCAGAACGTGTAATTTTTATTTCTGCAAATATGCGAGATGAAGAAAACATAAAAATTTACAATACACAAAATAACATAGATAGAAGTATCAAGGTAGTTACATTTAACAACTTTGAAAGTATGCTGTTTGGTTTAAATGAAAATACAATCCCGGCAAACGAAGAGCCACAAACAATCGCACATAGACATTATGAAGACACAAGAATTAAAGTCAAAGCAAAATATGAAAATAAAATATTTCTAAGTTTAAGTAGAGTGAACAGGCCACATAGATCATTAAGCACTTATGAAATATTTAATAGTGATATATTTTTAGATGGACTAGTAAGTCATGATAAAATAAAACATTCACAGATAGAACATATCTACAATGGAATGCCACGAGGACATAATGTACATTGGAAGCAATTTAAACGTTGGAGTAAAAGAGGATTACCTCTAACAGTTGATACACACGACTTTGTAACTAACCACGCAATGAGTCTAAACAATATATTACACGATACTACTTTATTTCAGATAGTAAATGAAACGTTTGCAGAAAACTGGGACGGAACAAGTTTATTTTGGAGTGAAAAAACTTTTAGAAGTATATATCATATGCAACCTTTTTTAATATGGGGGCAACATGGAGCAAATGAAAGATTACAAGACTATGGTTATAAGTTGTATGATACTGTATTTGATTACAGTTTTGATAATGTACGTGACGATTATAGAAGATGGCAATTATTATTCGAGCAAGTGCAAAAACTAGTATACAAATTAAAACAAGATAGTAAAGAACAACAAATACGTTGGCGTTTTAAAACACGTGAAACACTAATACATAATTTTAAAACTTTATATACAGAAAAGCATACAAAAGATGTGTTTTTTAATTTAAGTAAATACATAAGAGATACAGCAGATGGCAAAGAAACTATATCATAATTATCCTAAGAGAATTTTTACTTTCGGTTGCAGTTTTACTGACTACTTATGGGCCTCTTGGGCAAACATAATTGGAGCAGAATTCAACGATGCAGAATTTAGAAATTTTGCTAGAGCAGGAGCAGGTAATTTTTATATTTTTAACACACTGATGCAGGCAGATGCTGTATATAACTTTGATCATAATGATTTAGTAATAGTTCAATGGACAAATATATGTAGAGAGGATAGATATCTACCACAAAAAGATGGATGGCTAGTTCCTGGAAATATTTACACACAAGGCGAATATGATGAAGAATGGGTTGCAAATTATTTTAGTGAATACGGTGCATATCTAAGAGATTTTAGTTTTATACACGCCGCACACGAGCATTTAAAACATAAATGCCAATGGCATTTTTTACAGATGTTAGATATAGTTGATTTTACTAATCAATGGGATTTAAATAAAAAATCAGAAATACATGATAAGATAAAAAATCTAGCACACATATATAAAAAAGATCTTGATACTATTCTTCCTAGTTTTTATCAAATATGCTACCTAAATAATTTAGATAGAAAATTTAAACTAGATAAAAAACTTGTTAACGATAATTTTAAAGACGGACATCCACATCCTATGGAACATTACGATTACCTTAAAAACGTTTTTAAGCATGATTGGAAAGATGAAACAGATCGCAAAGTAGGAAAAATTTTTAACAAATGGAAAAAGTTAATGAATGATGCAAGTCATGATGTTCCAAACTTTCATATCTACAGTCTACCACAAAAATGGCTTGATATGGTAAGATATGAATTGCGCCTACGTCCTGGCGATCAAATAGATCCTAGAATACATACCTAAGTTCTGGAAAAGTTTCACTAAAGTTTCTATTACGTATTATATCGTAGTGTTGATTTTTTGTTTTCCAAGTAGAATTATGCTCACTGTTATATTCAGTATTTTGTATAAAATTTAAAACACCTTTAACTGCTTCTCTATGTTCAGTGTTTACAATTTTATCATAATATTTTTTTAATTTATCATAACCTATATGTAATTCTTTTGTAGGTACAGCAGATAAACTGTAATGACTTGGCTCAACTAGATTGTAAAGTGTGCAACTGTTTACATCAAATCCGTTATCTGTCATATACTCTAAAAAATCAGCAAGTGTTACAATATTAAAAGCACTTACTACGGTATTGAAACTCATAATTACGTGTGGACATTCTTTTTTTACTTTTTTATAATTTTCAATAATTAGATTCCAATCAGTACCTTCTCGTATATATTCTGCTCTATCCCCATAATGATCTAAACTTGCTCTTACTTGTACAAGTTTAAATTGTTTCCAATAGTCTATTATACTTTTCTTTTTGTAATTTAAATTACTTAAATTTGTGTTGTATTGTAAAAGTGCATTTGTTTTATTTTCTGCAATCAAATGATCTAAAATATCGTAATGCTTATCTGTTATTAAAGGTTCGCCACCTGCAAAATAAAAATCCTCTATATCTTTTAAGTATGGTTTAAACTGATCAAATAAATTATCGTTATTGGCTCCTCCGGCAAAAGTATATACAGGCACATTACTACCTTGCTGTCTATCTTCTATTGCCCAACTTGAACTGTATGTTGCACTACAAGTTCTACACTTTAAATTACAAATATTACTCCAACGTACATCAAAATACAACAGTTTCATTATATCTAATGTTCCGTCTGCTTTAGTGTGGTTACGTATACCTAAATGTTTTTCAAATTTTTTATTATTTTCTTGTCTAAAACTACTTACACCGCTTGATTCGTGTTTCCAACAAGCATTACATTCTATAGGCTTCTTTCCTTCTAACAAAGCCTTACGTAATTTTTTATACGGATAACTATTCCATATTTGTTTTATTGTATTAGTTTGTGTATTACCTAAAGGTCTTTTCCAATCTCCAATACAACAAGGCAAAACATTACCGTCTGGATTAACATACATATGAACCCAAGGCAGTATGCAAAAATTATCTGTACTCATTGTAAAACTCCTCTAATTCCGGAAAAGTTTCAACTATATTACTTCCGCTTCGTTTATCATATTCTGTAAACCAGCGACTAAAATTCCTACGTGCTTGTTCTAATTGTTCTGGCTCATAATTAGTATTTGACATATAATCAACGACACGTCTAAATTTTTCATATTCTAATCTACTAAATTTGTATCTATCTGCATCGTCAACATTTGCACCAATAAACTGTAAATGTTGTTTCATATATGGTAGAAATTTATCCTTAGGTAAAATATTCATATCAAATATTGCAGGCTCTTTTAAATGTGGAGTATCAAATCTAATACGTTGCCATTGAGTAGCATTATCTGTATTATATTTTTTTCGCCATTCTAAAATCTTTTCAAGCAATAGGCTAAAACTAGTGACTACAAACAAGTTGAATGTAATCATAAAAGTAACAGGAAAGTTAGTATTAGTTAGATAATAATCTAAATTACTTTCCCATAAATTAATATCTAATCCCCTACGAGTGTATTCTGCTTTAGGACCCCAAGTATCTATACTTGTATAAAGTTTAAAACTTCTTATACATTTATCTGCTTTAAGTTTGTTTACACGTTCTACTAAACGTTTAACCATAGCATTTTTTACACCCATGTTACTATTAATTTCTAATTGTATATGAGGCTTGGGATCATTTTCTAATTCATCAAACAAACGCCATGTACTTCTGTGCATTAATGGCTCGCCACCTGTAATACGTAAAATGTTTAGTGTCTTACTAACTTCAGGCCACCAATCCCACCATGCCTTAATATATGGATTATTATCTTCTTCATATAATTCAAAGTAATCTATATCCTGCCTATGACTTGTTGACATAGTATAAGGACCATGCTTTTTAATTTCGTTATAGTAACTTGTACTAAATTTGGGGTGACAATATCCGCACTTAAAATTACATTCATTACTGAAGTTTATTTCAATATATTCGGGATTTACATTTAAATCCGCACCTTTTTGTTTTATTTCCGCTACTCTACCTGGAGTATATATGCTTGTAGTTTTTATATGCCTATCACTAACAAAGTCTTTACCCATGGCTTCTATCTTCCAACAGTAGTTACAGCCTGATGGTTTTTGTCCACAAAGCATTTGCTTTCTTTGTTCTTTCTTTTCTTTTGTATTGTGCAACGCACTAGGATTATCTTTTAATTCTTCTAATGGAATAGGGTGTGGAGCAGGGTGATAACAACTGTGTGTTTCACCTGTTTGTAAATAGATAGTAGTATGATGCCATTTTGCTAAACAAAAAGTAGGAGAAGTTTCCGCTTCTACTATTGGCATTATCTCTTTTATTTTATCTAGTTCGCTCATCTAATAACTCTAGGAGAATTTTTATAGACTTCCTTAAAAAATTTACTTTGGTTATCGTCTAATGCATTTTCACTAATAGGTAAGTCTAATGCTTGTAATTCTTTGCCTAGATCATGTATTACTTGTTTACATAATGTTTCATCATATCCTTGATATTCATCTTTCCATAGTTTGTTTAGGTATTCAAAGTCTCTTGTGTTATTGTAATCCCAATCTGTACCTAAAACTTTATGACAACCTAACCTAGCACCCATTATACTGAACAGGCCGTTCTTTACATCTGCACCTACATTCATCCAGATAAGCAATCTATGATAATTTTGCCACCAAACATCATTACTAACGTCTTGAATCTTTTTACCTCTGTTAAGTGACATCTTTACACCTTCTCTAAATCCTGCTCTCCAGGCTTGATGTGGCGTTGCACTAATAATACTTGTTGAATAATTTTCATTCAACTGATAATAGTTGTCAAAATAACAAAATTCTATTTGTGTATCATCATTACCGTCAGTGTTTTCGTGTGTACGCATATTTTTAACAAAGTCTTTGGTCCACATCTTTAAACTACCATTACCATACATTAGTCCATTAATGTCAATTTTGCCACACCAACTAAATTGGAAGTCATCATCTACCCCTAGTTGATCTAAATCTAACACAACATTTAAAAACTCTGGATCTATTACAGTATCTCCGTCAACAGTAACAAAATGTTTTGTCTCTGATAACTCTGCACAGGCCTTGTGTGCCGCATCTGAACCTTCTACACCATGCACACGTTTTGCCCATGGCACTTTTTTACATAAGTCTACGTAATTCTTTTCACAGTTAGGCTCATCATAACTTAAAAATATAATATCTTGTTCTGCTATATTAATTTTCATCGAATAACCTCTAAATTATACTTGTCGAATCTCTTTATTGTATATACACTCATTGGATCACCGTTAAATTCAAAGTCAGAGTCAAAAGGCACTACAACATACTTACCATCTACTAGATCATCGAAATTAAAACTAATTGTTTTGTATAATATGTTTGGATCATTATGTTTTGTTATGCTAAAGTTCATTATCTGTTTGAAACTAACTTTATGTGCAAGTATATTTGCTTTTAGATCACCGCCTATTGTAAATTTCCAACAAGTATCTTTAATATTAAAAGTAACTTTTATATCAGAATTGTCAATATTGTCCTGTGGTATTTCGTAAATTAAGTCATCTACTAGATAACTGTCAATATCAAAGTTTGTACGAGTACGCAACTGATATTCTTTCTTTGTTTTATTATAATGAACATAATAATAACTCATAGGTTCGTTACCTGTAAGTATACTGTCAACTTCTTTTTGTTCTACAGGTATAAAACTGCCATCTGTAGGTTTATAATTCACTATACTTGATATCTCACCACTAGTAGAATCAAATATAACAAAACGTTTTGTAGAAACATAAGGCGATTTTAGTGTAATCATATTTTTAAGTACCTTTCATATTTCTTAATCTTATCATCATTAGCAAATGATTTTTCTGTATAGTGAAAAATACCTGTTTGTGTATGATTACCAATCTTTAAATCTAAACTATCTGTTAAGTAACTGCCAACTCTACTTTGCCAAGTAGCACTAGGATTGTACCAACCTTGTATACGTGGCTTCATATGTACAAAACTTGGAAATGAAACTTTCTTGTTAGTGATCATATCTTCTACATCTAATATTTTTGCAACAATACTAGCACTTAGATCAACACTTAACGTTTTTTGATACAAATCTTTTGCATACTTTCCGTAAAATAGTTCCCAATTATTCATTACAAGTTCTAACCATGTATAAAACTCTTTTGCAAAAGCACATTTTTTAAAATAATGAAATCCTGCATATAGGTTTGGTAGTTCATTTGCAATAAAAGTTTTTCTATAGTAAGTATCTTTTACTATTTCGCCTCTATATGTGTAAACTTTACTTGTAAAAAACAAATCATAGTTACTTAAAAAAGTCCACCAACTACTAAGATCTTGTAAAACAATCATATCAGTGTCCATTACAATAGTTTCTTCATATGGACTTACATGGTATAACTTCCAACGATTGTTAATTTTCCATTCTTGTTCTTGGGCATCGTCAGACCATGGTATTTCTTTTATATGATCAAATAGATGCTTGTACTTTTCAGGTACTTCATCATTAGTAACCAAGCAGATACTTGGATCTTTTTGTGTAGCATGGATGCTCATAGCCAATAAACAAGCCTGTTGGACATAATTGTCCTCGTTGTTTTGTGCTATAAACAAAAATCCTTTGCTCATGTTTGTTTACTTCCTAAAGGTTTACACTCCCAAGTAACTGTATCCCAGTCACCATCATTGGGTATTTCTTTATATAATTGTAATGAAGCATTACATTGTGTTTGTGCATTAGGTCCTTCAAACCATTGCACATCTTGATATCTACATTCGTTACTCATACATACTGTTAATAATATATGCCAAATAAATTCCATCATTCCGCTCCCGTGTCTATGATCCTATTCAAACTAAACTTATTCATTACGTGTATACTACTGCCTTTGATACGCAAAGGTGTATATTCTCCTAGATAATCTTTCTTTTCAACTAAAAATAAAAAATTATCGTCTTTTAAATCCCATAATATATCTCTATCTGCTGTATATAACTTTTTACCAGGCAACGGTTTTGCAAAATCACCTGTTTGCCAACCATTCATAATATGAATAGCAATACTAAACACCCAGTCATTACGAAACGTACCTTTGTTTATTTGAAATATACTGTTATAGTGTTGCCAATTCTCTTGTATGTGCTGTGCAAGTTTAAAAAATGTTTCTACTTCTTTGCTTTTTCTAAAAAATACAACTGTTGCCCAATAAAAGTCTACACTTGTTTCGCTTATTTTTTCAAACTCTGCTGTTTCTCTAAATCCTGACAAGTCTTTTGCGTTTTTATAAATTAAAAAGTTATCTTCTTTTGCAAAACAATGTTTTAGTATATCGTTACTAATAATATAATCGCTATCAAGCAATATTGTTTCGTCATATGGTGTTAGTTCATACGCCTTTGTACGCCAATCATTTTTAAATTCAAGTGTTTTAAATACACCACTACCGTCATAGTATCTTTTTGTAGTTGCTGATTGTGAAAAAGGAATTTCTATTACTCTATCCCATACACTACCCCAATCAGGATAGTTGGTAATAAGGTAATCTTTACTGTCAGTGACAACAGTTGTACCTATATTCAAATATTTTTTAATTCTCTTTGCAAGAAAATGTGCTTGTTTTACATAATCAACTTGGGCATTATTCCGTGCAAAGACTAACGCACCTTTACTCATAATCTACTAGGCCAGATACCTTTCGCTTTGATCTAATATTTTCGTACTCTGTGTGGTATTCATTAGTTGATGTAAAATAAATGTTCAATGCATCTTGATAAAAATCATCTATATTATCAATACGCACAGGAATATCATTATCATCAATAAGCACTACATTCTCTTGACCAGATTGAACCAACATATTACAAAAATTTAACAGTTCTTTAGTAACACTGAATTGTCCACCATTAAAATAATGAACATTATTTTCATAAAATTTTTCTTTTGCTACTCTTTTTTGGTTATTAAGAGTTGTCATATAATTGGCAAAATCCAAAGCCTTCTCTAGTCTTTCATCCATAAGGATCTCCTTTAGTGCATTATACACTATTTAGAGTAAAAAAGCAAGGATTAAGTTAGATCTGAACTACCGTCTGTGGTATATGTAGGAGTTGCTACTTCAACACCTGTGCCTGGTGTTGGTGTTGTTGCACGTAATTGAGTAATTGTACTGTTCAATACACCTAATACGTTTTCATCTGTATTTGGATTACCTGTATTATCGTCATTCCAAGTAAGTCTAAATGTTAAAACAGTACCACTTGTTTTCTTAGCCTCAACTTTGTAGTTGTTTGCGGCATATAAACCAGTACCATTTTTAATAAAAATCTGTTGATATGAAGAAGTTAAATCATGATAACCAATTGCACTACCGCTACCTGAACCAGTTGCAGTTGTACCAGTATATCCCATTTTAACTGTTCCCATATTTACAAGCATAGTCATCCAATCTAATGTTTTAGAACTAGTGCCTGTGTAAGTAATATTACTAGCCATTCTTACTTCACCACCTGCGTTGAAAAAATGCCTTTGTAAATCAGCACTTCCAAAAGTGATGTTCATTACGTGTGTAAGTGTACCGTTCCATGATGTTGTGTATTGTGCTGAAAGAACTGCTTCGGCAGAACTTTGTGTTGGTGCTATAACAAATTTATCGTTTTCTAAAGTTGTAACTAGATTTTCAAATTGTGCAACACCTTTCTTATTAATTGTGTCGCTATCTAACACTACATCGGTTGCTTGGATAAAAGCAATTTCTGTTGGTTGTGCACCAGTTTGGTGTATTCTACCGTTTGCTATATCAGTGTAAAGTGTTTGCATATCGTTTGCATTAACGATTGCCGTAACTGCCACTTGTGAACTAGATAGGTTTTGACCATATCCGTCATCACCTGAGCCTACGCCCATTATAGTTGCTACACGAGATTGTAAGTTGTTGTACCTTGCGGCTGTAATAATATCACCGACTGCCATAGTATTATACCTTTAATATACATTCTACTAGGCCGGACTCATCACCTTCTGGTTCGAAAGATTCTAAAGCAATACCTACTAGACCATTTTCATTCTTAACTGTTGAGCCAACACCGCTTACATCTACGTAAACTGCTTCGCCCTTGTTAACTAAACCTGTTACTTTTACAGGAACACGCCCTTTCAATGCTACTGCTTGACCCTCACTGTCTGCATTCATTAAATATGCAGGTGCTTCTAAAATAACTCCTACTGGAATGTTATCACCTGTTGCCGGTTCTACTTCATAACCGCCAGCACCTTCTAAATCATTTGCTACTGCAACAATAGTACCTACTTCTAATTCTTCACTTGTAGTATATTTCTCTGCCAAGTCAGCATATTTGGCACTTGAAGCAACACCTGTAAATTCATTTGCTACCAAGTTTCCTGATGCATCTCTAACTGCTACTGTGTTTGCAGTTGCGGCAGTATCACCTGAACGATAATTGCTGTTTACTTTTAATGTGTTAGCACCTGTGGCATCACCATTAAATGTAGTTGCATACATTGTAGCAAATCTATTTAAATTTGTACCAAAGTCAAATGTATTATTTGATCCTGGCATTACACCTGAGTCTTCAATTGACATAACATTTTGCACATTACCTTGTGCATTATCAACTCTAAATTTTATTTTTGTACCTACGTCATTTTGGATAACACCTTCGTTATCGTTTTCAACATAAAGTTTTAAATCACTTGAATCACCAATTGAAATACCTGCATCTGCAAAACTAACTAGTGATGTAAATGAACCTGATCCTGCTAAAGCAAAATCTGTTGCACTATATCCGCCAAGTTTTAATGAGTTACTTGCTGTACCCCAATAGTAATCGTTTGTGCTTGTTACACCGCCTGTTGCGTTCTGTGTATTTCTTAATGTAGTTCCTTTTTTAACTACGTCAAAACCTGTAATTGCATTGTTAGGATCTGTAGAATCAATAGTAAATGTAGTTCCACTAATTATAAAAACAACTTCATCGTTGATAACTGCTTTAATAATTGGTCTGTTTACACTTGTTGTATCTCTTACTGTTGAAGAAACCATCTGTGTAACTGTTGTACCTGCACCTTGTGGTCCAACTAATACAAATCCTGTTCCATTGTATGCGTATAATTGTTCGTTTGCAGAATCCCACCATAAATCACCAGTGGCTAAACCTGCTGGTGCTGTTGCACTTACTTCTGCACCACCTGTAGTTCTAAATTTACTACCATCATAAAATTTTAATTTATTAGCACCAGAGTCGTACCAAACTTGTCCTGAAATGGCTCTTGGAGGTTGGTTAGCACCACTAAAGTTTTCTAATAAATTTAAAAAGTTTTCGTTCTGAATTTCACCGTAACCAGCATAGTTTTTACCCACAAACTTAATATCTGTGGTTTGATCTACTGTACCGTCTTGTACCACTGTAAGTGTAGTACCGTTATATCTATCTATAGTATATGCCATTTCATTTAACCCCTATGTTACTATTTATCTTTTACCATAAACCACCGCTGGAACCAAGATCCGTATCAAACACCCATGCGTTCGTAGAAACTACGAAACGTTTCAACCCTCTTTGAATGTTAACAGCAACCGTACCTGCCGCATTTGCTATTCCAAAATCTTGTACAACTGACTCGTTTTGTACTCCGTTGGCATCTACTGCCACGAATGATTTGTTAATATACCCTGGATTTGCCGCATTAGTATCTTGGAAACTAATACCACTAACAGTAGCACCTGTTAATGTAGTAGTTGCAACGTAGGCATAACTACCGTTTTTCTTGTTAGCCGCCGGATACATATCCTCAATAATTGTAGCAATCTGTGAGTTATTAATACCAGTGATATCTAAACTTAATATAACTGGTTCATTGTTGATTTGATCATCAACATAAAATTTTGTTGCCGCATCTGTATTTGTAGTTGGTTCAGCAAGTCCTGTAATTTTCTGGTTGTTTGTAATAGTAATAGCACCATTACTTGAAAACTGCACAGGTCCTGTACTGTTTGTAATTGTACCAGCATTAATATTAATGTCATCAACGTTAAGATATTGTAATGTACCTATTCTGTTCAATCCTAGTGCATCTGTTACAGTTGAACCTACTTCTGTTTTGTTTAATACTTCTACACCGTCTGCATAAAAACCTTTGGTTGCAACAACACCTAAGTTTTCACTTGAAGTCCAAGCCTGTGTTGCGTTTCTCCATAATAATTCCTTGTCACCGTCTGCTGACTTTAATATAATACCACCTAGGTCTACTTGAGCGTTTGAAAGAACAGTACTGTCTTCGGTGATACCTAATTCAATATTAATATCTTGTACACGTAAATTCTGTGTTTCAATATTAACACTTGGTGAAGTTAAGAACAATGTTCCATCAACTCTCATATCACCACCAACGTGTAATGTATGGTTAGGTGTATCTTTAAATATACCTACGTGTGATTCACTAGTGTCAATAGTAATTGCATCTACAAAACCTGTAGTTTTTCTAACTCTAACTTTGTAATCTTGATTTGATAATTGGTTTTCTGTAACAAAAGAATTACCAACAACTTTAAGTTGATTGTTCTGTGATAAACCTATTGTAACACCTGACGAGTTTGCAACTGTTAATGCACCAACTGTTGTACCATCTGCGTCTGTAGGTAAAAACTGTGAAGCACCTTTGGCTTGTCCTTGTGAGTTAATTAAAGCCTCAGAAGCAGTTGCTCTACCTCTGTAATGATAATCATCAGCGATTACGTTGAAACCTTTTTTGATTGTAGTCAACCCTGTGATTGAGTATGCCGGTGCTGGTGTAAACTCTGAGTTACTCCATACACCTACTAGCACTCCTGCCATAAATTGTTTTAAAAGTGTTTTTGAATTATTCTGTGTATCTAAAACACTTTCACTTTCAAAACCTGTTTTACCTTGGCCTGTTGTCCAAATAGGACCTGCAAGTGTTAGGTCTTGTCCGTTCCTTGTAAAATATAATTGATTAGTGTCATTGTTTATCCATAAGTCGCCTGCAACTATATTTGATGGTTGCTGGTTTGCAACAATTGGACCACCTGATGTTCTAAAGTTTTCACCGTCATAAACTTTTAATCTTTTTTCTGATGTGTCAAACCAAATTTGTCCTGTTAATGGTCTACTTGGTGCAGATGATCTTGAAAAGTTTTCAAGCAACTTAATCATGTTCTCATTAAGTGCTTCACCAAATCCGCTGTAATTTTTTCCTATTAATGAAATATCTGTTGTTGATGTATCTAGTGTACCGTCAACTAAATCTACAAGTAAAGTTCCATCTGTCTTATTAAGTTTATAACTCATATTATGCTACCCCTGTCCCAGTATTATCACCTGCATAAATGATATAGTTGATTGCCATATATGGATTCATAACATTCATTGGTTGGCCTACTGCTTGATTAGTTAGGATACCACCTGAAGTTGGATAAGCCTGGCCTGCCTGTGTACCTGTTGGTGCATCATAAACAAGTCCTTGTGGATCATTTGGTGTACCTGTAATATCTCTTAATGTATAGTATTGATCTCCGCTTGGTCCTCTTAAATCGTGTTCGTGTTCAGGCAAGTTTGTAAGACTAATGTTTACATCTTGTGAACCATTAACGTTTCCTAATGTGTCTGCCGCTGAACTTGTTACACGGTTAGCACTTTCGCCACCCATGTTATCTAGACCCATTGTCATTCTTCCTCTTAAATCAGGTAATGCAAATCTACCTGCTTGTACAAGTGTTTGGTCTTTGAAGTTATACTTGATAACATTAAACAAGTTTTGATATTCAGCAATAAGCACTTCACTACCATCACAAAGTAACCAATCTTGTGGTGTTTCACTAATTAAACCACCAAATGGTGTAATCATTCCAATTGGCAATGTAGGAATTGCTTTAAATAAATTTGTTCTGCTAATTTTAAATACGCCTGTGTCGTTATCTACATCAGGTGTAACTCTATTAAAAATAAATTCGTCTGTTGTTTGCGAATTACCTTTTTCAGTTTTATCTGCTAGGAAAGTATTACTAATTGTAGTTACAAAAGTTTTTACTGCTTCGTCTTGTCCATTAAATGTAAATTCAGGAGCACTAACATCACCAGTCATTCTAAATGTTGTAGAACTTGCTAATTTATCTGTTGAACCTGATCTACCACTAATTGAACCTGTTACATTACCTGTTAAGTTACCTATAAAATTTTGTGAAAATACATTTAACCATTGTTCATTTTGCGTACCTAAGTTTCTAGTAACAGTTACATTTGGTACAATGTTTCCTGTTGTAGTAAGTCCTGCAAGATTGGCATCACTACCAACCCATAATTTTTTAGCAATACCTACACCGCCTCGTGCAATAATACTTCCTGTGCTGATTGATACTGCATCAGTTGTACCATTAACAAGTACTGCACCACTAGTTTGAATATTACCAGTAACGTCTAAAGGTTGTGCTGGTGATAAGTTGTTAATACCAACTCTTTCATTTGAATCAACTCTTATAACTGTTTTAGTAGAACCTTCATTGTTTACTCTTATGTCAATGTTTGATCCTGCTGTTTGGTGTGTTATAATACCTGCTTGGCCTTCAATACCAAAATTCATTTTACTGTCTTGTCCAACAGTAACACCACCGTTAGCATTAATTTTCAAAGGAACTGTTGAAGGTGTATCTTTATCACTTCTTACAAAGTTTGCCGCAGGAACACTCTCTGCTCCTACTACTAATGCTTCAGCCTTCTCCGCTGTACCATAATATTTTCCTACACCTGCACCTGTAATATCTGATGTGCTTAAATTGTATCCTGCTTTAATTGTTGTAAAGCCTTCTAATGTAGTTTTAGGTGTAAATGCTCTAGTGGAAATTATTCCAACTGTTTTTGCTTGTACTTCAATTATCAAAACTGTATATGTAACATTGTCTGTTCCAATAATAGTTGCCGGTTTTGCTCCAGTAGATAAACCATCTGAGAATGTTGGTCCTACTAAAATCCATCCTGAACCTGTATACAAATATAATTGTTGGTTATCTGTATCTACCCAAAGGTCACCTACTACACTTTGATTAGCATCTGGTTGTGTAGTTGCTTTCTTTAAACCTGATGCACTAACCCAGTTAGTTCCATCATAAATTTTTAATTGATCAACACCAGGTGTTGTATCATACCAAAGTTGTCCTTCTACAGGATTACTTGGTGCTGTGTTAAAAGCAAAATTTTCTAATAAGTGTAAAAAGTTTTCAGCGATAGCAGTACCATAAGCAGTTGTATTTCTGCCCGGTAATTGCAAAGAAGTTTGTGTATTAATAGTATTATCTTCAACAATAATACTTCCTTTGTTTGCAACGTCTGTATGGTTTACTGTATATGCCATCTAATTACGCCTCGTTGTAACCAGTTAATGACTGTACTCTAACAGTATAGTCAATCTGGATTAGTCTGTTTAAACTTTTTTGTACAGGGTGGAATATTACGTGTGTTAATAATCTGCCTGTACCAGATGTGCTATAACCAATAAGGCCAAGTTCATCGAATACATATAAACTTTCGTTTTCTGTAGCATTATCTAATGCGTCTTGTCCTTCAGGTTCACCATAGTCAAGTAAACAAGTTGCAACGATATCTGTATAATTAGTACCACTTACGTGTCTAGTTTCTAGTTTATTTCTTGTAGGATCTGTGTTATTAACACTATTATCATCAATAACTTTTTGGTATGTTTGGTTATATAAACTAGCATTTGTACCAGTAGAGTTTGGTGACAGATATGTAATAATTCCTGTAGGATCAACTGTTGTTCCACCGTTACCAAATGCCATTTGATATATCATACCTTGTCCTTGGTTTGATAAACTATCTGCTAGTGAAATACTCATGTTCTCATAGTGTATAGCATTTCGCTTATCTACAAGCACTTCACCAGTGGTTGGGTCTGTAATTTTGATGTATCCTTGTAAAAGAATACCTTGTTTTTCGTTAAATTTGTCTGTCATCATAATATCCTACAAGTGTATTTATTTAGGTAACGCCACCTCTCCGTTTCGTATGAACCTAGCAATATCATTTTCCTGTAAATGTAGGGCAGTTCCCACGTCTGTCCAACGTTGACCAATGCGTCTAATCACAGTTATTTTAGTATTTATTGCCGGTGTATCAGTTAATGTAAGTGTAGATGTTACTCCATCAACACTGAATTCAGCAGGTGATGTTGTATCACCCTCTGGACTATCAAGGTCTGTAAGCGGGTTGAATACAGATATTGCATTTTTGCGTAATCTTTTACCTGCTACGTATACCTCAAATTCGTTAACATTTTTTGGTATAAAGTCTAGTGTTACAGCATTTGTTGAGCCATCTGCTGTAAAGTTTTGTACCAATTGCTTATCTTTGTAAGGCACAGTTTGTTTATTGCTTTGATCAAGCACTGGAGTACCTGATTTGTGTAATGTAGCAATACCTGTACCTAGTGTACCTCTTCTTAATTGTCTTAGCAAACCATCTTCTTTTAGATAATATTCAATACGTTCACCATTTATAAAGATAATACCTGGAATACTTCTTTCTTTGTTTGGCTCTGGTAAAGTATCTGAATTTGTTACACTAATATTAGTATCAAAATAATTTAAGTCTTTTGCTAGTTGATATGTTGTAACATCACCTAAACGTTTGAAATGATATCTGTTTAGCATATCTTTAAACTGACTGTAACCAAACTTAGGTATAGCAACAGGATTACTAAAGTGTATAACTTCTAATTCATCATCTGCGGCAATATCTATTTCAACTCTTAAAGTTCTTCTATCTTCAAGCACACTATATTCTACACTTGGTGTTAACAACGTGCCATTTCTTGTTAACCAAACATAATCTGTGTCAAGTGCTTTATCACGCAACTTGATAAATCCGTTGGTTAATTGATGGTATTCTACATAATCATCTGTGCCAACTGTTACAGTTGTAAATGTTTTAACTTTGTAATTTTGTCTTTCAATTTGCAATGGATCATGGTTAGCAAAAGTATATACTCTAACTTTTTCACCACTTGTTGGTGCAGTATCTAAATGTATCTGTGTTGGTGTTTCAACATAAACATTATTACTGTCAAAGTAACCAAAGTCAAATTCGCCATGGTCAATAATGAAAACATCTAATGTATCACCAATCTGTCCTGTATCTACAAATAGTTCAACTGTATTATTAAATCTATTCCAACGATATGTTTGGTTAATAGTTTGTTCAACATTATTAATAAACACTTTTACAGTTTCTGCTGGAATACTTGCTTGAGCAAACTGCCATTTAGTTACTTCGTATTCTCTAGTTGCACTAATTGTAAACTGTTCGTTGAAACCTGCTTTTAATATTTTATTACCAACTTGAACAATAGTATTATGTTGTAAAGGTTTTTTGTTGAACGGTGCCGCACCTAATGTAAATGCAGTTGTACAACCGTCACCTGTAAATTCATCTGTTGTTACTGAAGCAAAACTTTTTACTTCACTGTCGTAAATTACATACTGTATAATTGTACCTGGTTCTGGTGCTACTGATAATCTCAATAATGTTAAACCTTTGCTTTCATAACTAGCATCTGTTTCTGCCAATACAGCATCAATTGTTTCACCATCTTTAGTAATGTAGAAACTTAAATTATCTTTCCATTTTACAGATGTAACAAATACTGAAGTACTTCCATCTCCTTCAAATGTATCACTATCTAAAATGTTTTCACCATTTGTACTCATTGTAATAATGTTAACAGGTTGTCCTGCTGTTAGTGTTACATCTTTTAATGTTAATTCTTTTGTTTGATAGTTAACACTCCATTTACTTGCGTCTAAAATATTTCCATTTGCTTTTACAAAAATATCTCGCTGACTTGCAGGATAACTGTTTAACTTGAATGTGTAACTGCCTTCATATGTGTAGTTGTAATTTTGTATTACACTACCACCATCAACTGTTCTGTCATAAACTTTAATGTTTACACTATCAAGTAATTGTCCTGGAACTAATTCTTCTGGACCATGTGATGTAGTTGGCGATACAAAGTCATCACCATCTATTACAATTTCTTCTGCATTGATACCACGTGCATTTTGATATGCCATATCACCACCTGATAACAATGTATCATAAGCATCTGGATCAGGAATAAATGATCCATCACTTGAAGATTTTCTAATTATAATTACATCATTTGCTTTAGTTGGAATCTTATCATTGTCAACTAAGAAAGTAGTTTGTACTCCATCACCTGTAATAGGATTCATTACAGCATTTGGATTTTCTATAACACCTGTTGTACTACCATCGTAGTTTGGATCATCAAGTCTTACAAAACCTTTGGCTGGATTTGCACTATCTTTATAGTACACGTTATATTGTACTCCGCTTTCTAGTGCTTTAGAAAGTGTCAATGATAGTGTACTTCCATCTAATTGGAATACTTCATCGTCATAGGTATTATCATATGAATCATATGAAGTTGTGTAGTAAGGCTCATTACCCCAACCTGTTCCTGTACCAAAGTTGAAACTCTTAACTTCTACTCCACCATAATCTATACCATCTAATAATTGTGCAACATCTTTTCCTAATTGTCCAGTTACTGGATTATAGAACAAATTAATTCTATCTTGTGCTTGTAACATATCGATTGCTTTTTTGTATGTTACTACAATGCTAGAATTATTTGCAGGTGGATTATTAAATTCTATTCTACCTTTGTATCTAGTGTATGACTTGTCATTGTATGCAATATTACTAACTGCATAGTCACTTTTTAAAACTTCAATATTATCAACACTAATGCTAAATTCTGTGCTTCTTAAATCCATAGGATAAGTCAAATCGAAGATTGTTTTACTATTGTTACCTGTAAATGTTTCATTATTATTAAGTGTAGTAACAAAATATGTGCCTGTAACTCTATCAAATTTAACTCTTACGTGTACACTTCTTGCTTTACTATTACCTAGTACTGCTGAAGCCTTAGCCGCTATACCGTCAGTAGTAGATAAAGAACCATCTATTTCTACAAGCGGAGCACTTAAATAACCTTTACCTGTGTTTGTAATTTCTATACTTACTACACTACCACCAACACCAAGTTTAGCAATACCTTTGGCACCTGTGCCGCCACCGCCAACAAATCTAACAACTGGTATATCTTGATAACCTTTACCGCTGTTTGTTATGTTGACATTTGTAATTTCAAATCCTACATTATCTGCCCAATACTTGTTTGGATAGTTACTTGTTACACCACCTGTACTAATAATAACATTATCTCTGACCTTCATAGCACCTGGCTCTATTCTTTGTGAAACATCATCATAAGCAGGCGGTACATCAAAGTCAGTTACAGTTGAATTTGTATCATCTTTTTTAGTATAGTTACTTAGGTATTCTCTAATTTTTGTTTTGTAAGGTTTAGTTTCTTTTACAAATTCTTCATAACTAGGTAAGTTATCATTTTGGAATGTAACTTTTTGTTCTAAATCTCCTGCATTGTGTTTTGCTTTAATGAACGAAGTTTTAAACGCCCAATCAATATTTGCTTGTTCACTAAACGCATATCTAACACTTGCAACAAATAATTTGTTGTATTCAACTTCTAATCCTTCAACAAATATATCATCTCTAATTGCTTCTAAGATTTTTCTTAATTCTATTGTTGGCTGATTGTCATAGAAACTAGTATCATAACTTAATCCATCAAAACCAACATTACTTGTTTTAGGATCGTATAGTGCAACTTTAAATTGTATAGTACCATTTTGTCTACCAATGGTTGTGTAATTAGTAGTGTAATCAACAGCAACGTTGTCACTAGTTTTTTCTAATAACAACCAACCACCAGTTCCAACATTATTAATTTTAATAATATCACCAATGCTGTCATTTAAACTTGTAAGTTGATATGATTCGTTTACAACTTCGTCTACTGTTGTAAATTGATTATATCCTTTTGCATACCAATCAGCATATTCCCACCATTCAGAAACATCATATGACTGTGTGCTAAATCTATTATATGCCCCAGTGGCTTTATTATATTCATACACTGACCATTTATTAGAAACAGTACTATCGCTTTTTACTAAGGCGCTAAATGTTCTAACAGTAATTTGCGTTGTTGACGCATATTCTTTACCTGGATTTCTAATAGTTACTGTTGCTATTCCACCATTAGCATTTAATGTCATTTCAATCTGTGCATTTACACCGTCACCTATTTGTATAAATTCAATAGTAGGAACAGTTTTGTATCCGCTACCTGGATCAGTAATAGTAACGTCTGTAAGTCTACCATCAGTAAATGTTGGTGTAAGTATTGCTTGTTTTACTTTAGCAACACCAATGAATCCTAATTCTTCTATTGTATCAACAGCAATATCAAAACGTCTACTTAAAAGTGTAGGCTGTGGATCTTTATCTAATAATTTTGTAAAGTCTAATTCATCAACAATTAAGTTTTCTTTTAGAACTCTGTTTATTCTTTCAATAGTTTGTTTAAGTGCTTCAGGTCTATTTTTAAACATAGACTGCCTAGGTCGATTCAATACACCCCATTTTTGTTTTTCACTTAATTCAGGATCAGGTACAGGTCTATTCATACTGTCTGAGCCTATTAAACTATCATACCATTTACGTTCAATATCTTGATTTGGTTTACTTGTTTTTAGTCCTTCACTAATCAACTGATATTCGTTGTGCAAGTCTACACTTTGATTATCTATTGTCCAGTAACGGAAATTAATTGCCTTCTTAGTTCCTTCTACAAGAGATTTACAATTATAAAGTCCAAATCTATCGTTACCATAAATTGCAACGAACTTATAGTTTTGTCCTGCAGGATCTTGAATTAATTGTGCAACATCAAATGCAGTTGTTTTTCTAAATGTAACTTGCGGTAAAACTTTTTTGTTTTTTACCCAATAATAATATTTGTTATAAAAGTTACCTGATACATTATCGTATAATCTTTTAGTTACAAACGCGGCTGAACCATAAGCAGAAGTACCACTTATACCTTTTACTAATCCTTCTTCTGTATCAGCAGTTGCGTCCCAACGTTCTGGAGTTAAGTCTGTTTCTACCCATTCATATACATCTACACTACTTCCTGTAAACATTTTATTGAAGTTTGCAGTATTGTAAATTATGTTACCTTGATAGTTATCGATCCATTTTACTTTACTAATATCCCACCATAATCTACCAACGTGTTCAGTGCCCCAATAATTTTCTGAGTCAACATTTAATCCGTTTGTTGCTGTTGTGTAAATTGCAGGATCATATGGTACTTTAAATCTTATTTCTTCATCGGCCGGTCCAGCAATTTTTCCTTGTACAGGATCAATATAATCTAGTTGATTATTAAATCCAGTGCCATCTTTATTGTAAATGAATACGCCTTTAAATTTAGTTAGGTCAACTTGACTAATAGGTTCTCTTAAAGTTTCCCAAGGTAATTTTAATCTATCACGTTTGAAATCAATTACTGTACCAATAAAGTTTTGTTCTGCGTTTACATTTAACTCAGGCATTGAAACATACACGTGATTATCTCTTGCAAGAATAAACTCACCAAATCTTTCTACATTTGGATTATTGTATGCAAATTTTTCTGCATATAACATTGAACCACCAACTAACTGATAAACAAAAACCTGTCCACTATCTTTATTAGTGTATTTGAATTGTGTTAAGTTATTATCAAAAGTTGTTGTAATACTATCAAACGTTGTAAAACTACTTAGGTCTCCACCTTGTGCAGAAACCATCAATGTACCTTTAGCAAAGTCTAATGCTTGACCAAATCTTTCTGCTACTGTATTATCTGGACTATACAGTAATTGATGTAATGTAAACACATTATCTGTATTTTTATACAAATATACTTTACCGTTATCATTTGATTTTTCATCATCTAAAGGTGCACCTACTGCCAACCAGTCGCCGTCATCACTAACACTTATTGCACTAGCAAATTTTGTATCTGGTGCTTGTACTCTAAAATCTGTATTATTGTTATCAAACTGAGTTGTATCTTGATCAAAGAAAGTGTTTATTACAGCATCTGGTGTTGCAATAGTTTGATAAAATTCAAAATGTCCATCATTGTATCTGTATATACCTATCTGTGGATACTGATCTGTGTAGTCTGCTACTGTAACTATTACGTCACCGTCTCTGCTTGTTGTAAACGGATGTGCAAAGTTTACCATAGTTGAACTACTATCAAATTCATTAAAGATTTGATCACCTGTTACAGTTATGTTCAGATCATTTGGAATATATCCTATGTAATCTACACCTGTATTAAGCACTGACCAATTTGAATTAGCAAACGCACCTGCGGCCTGATTGGTTAAACTTCTAAATAATGATCCGTTATAAATTACTATTTCGTCTGTGTAATAAGGTTCATTGCTGTCAAATGCACCTCTAAAGTTTCTGTCTTGACCATTATCCCATTCATATTCAGTTGTACCTTCAAAACCTTTTTTAACAAAATGTATTCTACCTGCATTAGTAGGTGTTGCATCTCCTGGAGAAGATACAAACAATCTATACAATGTATCTTTTTTACAAAGTTCAATTTGATTGCCTAAGAATGCGTTATTGTGTCTTTGTAAGTTTACATAACCTTTATTAAATTTGTATTCACCTGATCCTGTTTTATTATAAACAAAATACATACCTTCGTTTGTAAATGCACTTGCTGTACCTTCAGAGTCTGCAGGTAAATTATATAATTGCGTCCAGTCTTTGTTTAATGGATTAGGAATATTTGCAGATCTTGGTACACCTGTAACAGTTCTGTTTTTGTAAAACTGCATTTCAACTTCATTTCTAAAACTTGGAGATGCAATTTGTAACAACGTACTATCGTTGTTTCTTACAACTATCATTTTACCTAAATAATTAGTTGTTAAATCTGTTGCTTCAATCCTACCACTTAATCTATTAAATCCTAAACCTGTTACAATACTTAAATTACCAGTTGCATTAAAATTATTTCCATAACTAAATGTTCCTGTCATATTTTTAATGTATACTCTAGCACCTAATAAATTATCTTGTACAAATGCTACTTCACCAGTTGCCCCAGTAAAATCTTCAATTACAGTTTCACCAACCTGTGGAATAAATGGTTGTGAAGCCGGAGGAGCACTAAAGTTTGTGTAAGTAATATCAATAAATCCGTCCCATAAATCATAAACTGTATGTGGTTGATCTAAATAATCAAAACTTAAACCTATTGCACTTGGATCCCATACTGTTGCAGGATCTCCGCCTAGTAATCTATTAATTTTAAATGTAAAATTATCTGCTACACTTAAATTATCTGTAACTACCTTTGGTGCTCTAACAAACCAATATGGTTGTAATTGTGGCATACCAAATGTGTCATAGTAACTTAGGTTACCTATTCTACCGCCTCTAGTTGGATTGTTAATATCTTGATTAGCAGTATAAACATCATCCATTGTATTGCCATATACTTCTGCTGTTTTACTTTCAGCACTTGTTATATAATCTGCAATAACTAAATTAGGAATTGTAATTTCTTTTGTTGCAGTAGTAAATGATTGTAAACCATCTATTACCCACCAACCACCAAATGTATCACTTGGGTTAGCAAAACTTACTTCCTCGTAAGTACCCATGCTTTCACTATTATATATTAAAGTGCCTGTAGGATCGAATTGACCATTTACATCTTTAACATAAATTAATCCCTGACTTACATTATCAACTATGACTCTTTCAACTGTACCTATAGCAGTAGTTGTAGAAATAATATCCCCAGGTTGCGGTGTTCTTAACAAGTTATCTACAAAAAGAATATTGTCAATTTTTCCTGTGATAGTTTTAGTGCCTTCAAAATCATTTAGAGCAGGACCTGTTTGACCAAAAGGTAAAGTTCCGTTAGGATAATTTTGTGAATACTGATTCCATTGAATATCTATTTTATCACTTACTGCTGATCCAATGTATTGTACCCTTGGTGCTCTAATTAAGACATGAGTAGTAGCACCATCAAATTTATAATTACCTCTAATAGCATATACAGTAGTAGGATATCCTGTTGCATTATCATATGCGGCGTGTTCTACATCATGTGAAGTATAAAAACTATTAAATGTGTATGTTCCAAGTGCCGCTTCAATATCATAATTTGCCTGCCAAATCTGCTCCTTGTATGACACAATATCTTTAGGTGCGTATGTGCTTGCCTGTGAATATGTTTCTACAAATTTAGTTTTTACATTACTTGCCGTAGGTGCACCTATTACAATAAACTCTGCATCTGCACTGATAGAAAGTGCCTTACCAAAACTACCATCACCTGTGTATAAATTTTGTGGCGGCTCTATAGTTTGAATATGAACATAACCAACTGTATCTGTATATCTTTTAAAAATGTAAACTTTGTTACCTTCAAAAGCACCTACACAAAGTACGGTATTTCTTTCATCAGCGGCAATAACTTTACCAAACTCTTGTGCATTATCTCCTGCTTCTACATTAGAAATAATCTGTTGGCTTGTAAACTGTGGAGTATTTTTAAGCACTAACCAATTTGAATTAGCATCTTTATCAACCCATAAAGTTTCTCCAACTTTTAAGTTTTGATTTGACAAAATAATATTTGCATTATCAAAGTCTGGTGCTTTAGCAGTTCTAAACTCTGTTATAAATCCGTTAGCAGTTTCTACTTCTTCTGTTTCGCCATTAGCATGACAGATAATATCTTTTAATTCTACACTTTTAACTTTGTAAAATTTTTCTGCGCCTGTTACGTCTACTAAACCTATAATTTCATCTACATCAAATCTTGCTTGTTCATTTAGTGTAATTACAACATCTGTATCACGTTTTGCAACTGCTAAAACTCTGCTATCTGTTCTTACATACTTTAATACGTCCCAAGATAATCCTTTTTGTCCTACCCATATATAATCACCAACATTTATGCTTGTAAGATCTAATGTTAAAATATCATTATATACAGCAACTTTAGTTTTTACATCTTGTTCATTTACATAACCAGCAGTAGTATGAACATATTTTAACGTGCTACGTGTTGGAAATGGTTTATGATCATAATCTTTAGACTTTAAGTAAACTTCAAAAGGTCTTTGTCTATATACAAGATCTGTTTCTTGTCCTGTAGTTGTAGCAACAAGTTCAATAGGTTGTGGACTTAATCTAAACTTACTTTCGTCTAGTGTAAATTCTACTTCGTCAAAGGATTCGCTTGAACCATACTGTCCTAAACGTATTGCCCATTCTTCAAAAAATTCTAAACTATCTGTTTCACTGTTTGATAATGCATCAAACAATTTAGTTAAACTATTTTTTGTTCCTTTGTCTTGAATAAAGCCTTGATAAAATTTGTACTGTGATACATCATCAGTAATAATATTTTCTAAATACTTACGTTTTTGATAACCAATTAAATGTTGTGCAATTTTTTGTTGTTGTGTATCAAAGTTGTCTGTATCTAAATCATAAAAATCACCAAATTGATTTGCTTTATAATCAAGGTTTGCAATTAAACCACTCTGTGGACGTCTTTCTAATTTTTCCCATTCTTCGTTGTTGAAAACATTAGTACCAGGTATCTTAACTTTTGCAACATAGAAAAATTCTTTATACTTAACTGTATCTCCAATAGCATAATCTTTATATGCTTCCCAAGTATTTGTATTTGCTTCATCATAGATAAATCCTGGAATATTAAATCCACCGTTCCAAGCATCGGATCTATAACCTAAAACTTTTACTCTTTCTTGACGATAACCAGGCCCTGTATCATATACAACATCTTTGAATACAGTTGTGTTATCAATAATACATACGTGTTCCTTTTGTACTAAAGGAACTTTAATTGCAAATATACCATCTGCTGTATTTTTCGTTGTAAGTACAATTTTATTTTCATTACTTCTAAATACTTTCGCAAACTCTGGAAGTAATTTTTTACCGTCTGCTTTGAACAATGAATAATCATAATAACCATTAAATAGATCATCTGCAACATTATATTCTTTTTCTAATACTAATTTATTTGCACCAGGACTTACAGTTATAACACTATCTGCTTTCCAGCCTTGTGTTGTCCAAAACATAAACTCTTTTGCACTAGTTGACCAATTTTCTACTAAATTAATATCTGGGTTAAAGTTTTCAAATACAAATCCTTGTGTTTTTAAGTATTCTCCATACCCTAATAAAAAGTCTACAACTTCTTGAATAGTTCTTAATGTTGTGCCATACAATAATTCTTCTGGTTCTTGATTAATACCTATGTTAAAGTTTTTACTAAAGACTGCGTTTCTTCCGCCAACAGTTGGAAGTTCTGGAAGTTTTTGAAAATTATCAACAACAAAGTCTGCTGTGCTTTCATGTGCAATCTTTGTAGTATAATAATCTTTACCAAATGATACTATTTGTCCAACAGCATAAAATTTATTTGCTGACCAATCTACAAACGATTCACTTACGCCACCTATGTTTATTACAGGATCGTTAGCAAATCTAGTTGGTGTATAGTAATTAAAGTACGGATTAGAATTATCATATCCTCTTAGAACAAATCCTTCTGCTTTTTTCTCAATAATAACTCCACTGTAACTTAACAATTGAGTAGTGGAACTAGTGTTTAAAAATATATCATAGTTTTCTTCTGGAACAAATACGTTACCTTCATTGAATGGTGTTCTAGAATCTAATATAAGTTTAAATTTATTTTTTGCAGTAAAGCCGCCAATTTTAAAACCAAGTTGATTAATTACACCTTTAAAATCTGTTTTGTATTTTTCGTAAACACCTAAGTTTTTAGACGCCATATACTCGTGAATATAATTTACTAAACCTGCTGTATAAATTCTTGTTTCATTTAAGATAGTGTTAGGATATACAATATCTGCAGGACGCATAGACTTACTTGTATCTTTGTAAACAACAAGTCCTGCCGCATTTCTAATTACTCTACTTCTATCCCAACCAAGTCCCATAATCTTACTAGGCTGTGTTAGTAACCAACCAACAATTAAAGAGAACGGATATTCTGAACTTCTACGCCAAGCAGTTTCAGTTGGAGATTGATCACCAAATCTAAAAGACGCATTAGTGTTTATACTTGTAAATTGTTTTGCATAATTACTGTCTAAAGGACTTAATAAATTTCCACCATCGTCTACAGGAATATGTGTAGTAAGTCCTGGACGTTTGTAATTTGCAACATACTGCACAGGTTTACCTGGCTCTGCAATTTTTCCTTGCTCTAAATCTTTCCAAAGAATTTTGTTTTCGCTAGTATAAGGTGCTGAGCCATATACAGTTTCCCACCACGTTGGTTTTATACTGAAACCAAGCATTTCCCAAGGATGTGTATGAGGACGATCAGTATCATAAGCATCTTTGTATACTGCTCTCCAATATCCTCTTGACTTGTTACCATTTGGAGTAAGTGTTGAAGCATAGTTAAATGTAAAACTATTACTTCTGTCATAGAAGTCATGATCTGTGTAATCTGGATTTCCTATAACTCTTAACCAATCAACAAAGTCAGATATCATTGCTTTATCTAATGCCCAACCCATTATACCTGTTGATCTAAATTCACCTGACAGTAATTCATGTAT